TAGAGGTATGTCTCGCTAAGTCATTTGGTATCGACTTGCGGACCCAGCCAGCAAAGAATCGCGAGTTAGCCCTTGTGGGGTCACGCGACGGAACTTTCGGCACTGCCGACCTTACGTCAGCTTCTGATTCCACCTCCTGTAATCTGATCCGAGACAGGTTCCCAAAGTTTCATAGGGACCTTATATTCAAAATCAGATCTCCAGCTGTAAAACTGCCAGTTGGCTTTCACCAACTAGAAACTGGTAGTGGGGTGCAGCTTCAGATGATATCCTCGATGGGCAACGGTTTCACGTTTGCCTTGGAAACCCTCATCTTCGCATGTGTTGTCAAAGCAGTGTATACGGCTCTGAATATCGAGTTCGTCCCTCCTCGCGGAGAAACTCTTGGAAACTTTGCTGTCTTTGGGGACGACATTATTGTTCGCCGTGAGGCGTATGATCGTGTCGTTATGACCCTAGAGCAACTCGGCTACCAAGTCAACATATCGAAAAGCTTTAACGAGGGTCCCTTTCGGGAAAGCTGCGGGGCCGATCTTTGGCTCGGACATAATGTCCGTGGTGTTTACGCGAGAAGCTTGCGTACACCGCAGCGACGCTATACGTTGATCAACAGGTTAAACTTGTGGAGCAAAGTCCACGGCATACCGCTCGCTAATACCCTTGAATACCTGAGGACGTCGGTCTGGTTGATTCCAGTACCGCCTTGGGATAACGAGGACGCGGGCATACGTATGACGTGGATTGAAGCGCTTGAAGTCTTCGGTGTGAACCGAGCGACCATAGCGGGCTACCATGACCACAATGGGAGTGTTCTTTACGAACGCTACATCCCTGAAGCGGACACGGTATCCTTACTGCGGGTGAAACAACGGCCTTTTTGTATTCCCAAGTGGGACAAAGTGAAGAATGGGAAAACCGTTTTTTGCAAAGTACCACATAATCATAGCGGGATACTTCTTTCGGCTGTCAACGGTAGCTTGAGGGACGGGAATCTGGCTCAGAAACTCTTGAGCCCCCGGTATCAAAAGCGTGTTGGCGTGGCCCCCTGTTGGGACTATGACAATGCGTCTGCTTCACTTTTATCGAAGCAGGGCTGGCAGCGCTGGGTAACCAGCTCTGACTCCGCACCTTTCGAAGGCCTCAACTCTGTCGTCGCGTTTGTTGCTGCGGCTATAGAGAAGGGACTCGAGGAGGGCACGGAGGCGTTGCACTAGGTCGGTGCAGCGCCACCAGATTTAAAAG